ACAAGGGCGCGGACCTGAACACCGCCCTGTTGACCATCAACACCATCAAGGAGCGTCTGTCGTATGCGTTCCTGTTGACCGAGGCCACGATCCGTAACGCAGAGCGCGTGACGGCCGAGGAAGTCCGGCTTGTGATCCAGTCCATCGAGCGGCAGCTCGGCGGCATCTACTCGGTGCTGTCTCAAGAGTTTCAGCTTCCTCTGATCCGTCGAGTGATGGATCGGATGAACCAGACGAATCGCCTGCCGAACATCCCGGAGAAGTACATCAAGCCCACCATCATTACCGGCGTGGATGCACTTGGTCGCGGCAACGATCTCAACAAGCTCGATGTGTTCCTTGCAGGCGCGGCTCAGGTACTGGGCCCGCAGATGCTTCAGGAGTATGTCAAGATCCCCGAGTATCTGGCTCGTCGGGCCGCCAGCCTCGGTATCGACACCAAGGGCCTGATCGTGACGGAAGAAGAACTGGCCGCTAAGATGCAACAGCAGCGGCAGATGCAGATGCAGGACCAGTACGGTCCGGAGCTGATGGGCTCCCTTGCCAAGGGCGTTGCGAACAACCCGCAGATTGCCTCGCAGATGATGCAGGCCGCCTCAGGCGCACAGCCCATCCAACAGTAACGAGGAATCATGGAACAAGTCGTCGTCACAACTTCAGAGACAGGACCAGATGCACCCGTGTCGGAAACCGCGAAGGCGGCTCCCGAGCGGATTGCGATTGAGACGGAGAAGGGGATTCAGTTCCTCGCTCCCGAAGCCGTGGACCCGATGGCAGCTCGACCCGAGTGGCTGCCGGAGAAGTTCAAGAGTCCGGCGGAACTGGCCAAGGCGTATCAGGAGCTTGAGCGGAAGATCGGCAAGCCTGCGGCACCAGAGACTGCACCCGAGTCTCCGGCTCCCAAGGCTGCCGATACCCCTCAGGCACCCGACGCGCAGCTTGGCGAGTTCGCCAAGTACACCGAGGAGTACACCAAGACGGGCAACCTCTCGGAGCAGAGCTACAAGGAACTTCTGGATCGCGGCATCCCGAAGGTCCTTGTGGATAACTACATCGCCAACTTCAAGAGCGCGGCCTCGACGCAGGTCGCTGCCCTTGAGGCGCAGGTGGTGGCAGCCGTTGGCGGCCCGCAAGAGTACGCGGCCATGCAGGTGTGGGCCAGCAAGAACTTCTCCGCTGAGGAGATCACGGCCTACAACCGGGCAATGGAGACGAACGATCCGCAGATGATGGCGTTCGCCGTCCGTGGCCTTGAGGCCCGGTTCAAGGCCAACAGCGAACCCCGGCTTATCTCGGCCGCTCCCAACAGCAAGAGCTCTGGATTCCGCAGCCACGCCGAGATGACGGCGGCGATGCGTGATCCTCGGTATGCGATTGATCCCGCGTACCGCGCCGATGTGGCGGCTCGGATCAAGTCATCGAACCTCTTCGGAGTCGGACAATGAACAACAAGAACACCACCATCGCGGGCATCGGATCCATCCTTGTGGCTGTCGGCGGACTTCTTGTGGCTTGGTTCGACGGTGACACCGCAACCAACCCGGACTTCACCACGGCCATCGCTGCGATCATGGCTGGCATCGGCCTGATTATGGCGAAGGATGCGAAACCCCCGACCGGGGGAGGAAATGCTTGAGCGAATCGTCGCGCAAATCGCCCTCGCGTTGTTCGGGTGGCTTGACAAGCGTCTGTCCCGCGGCCATGTGGCTAAAGATGCTGATGTGGACCGGGATTCTCTGCGCCGCGCTGCTGGTCGTATCAATGACTGGATGCGTGAGCAGGACCGTGTTCGTTCCGGAGGACTCCCCGATGCGGATCGGGGAACCGGGAGGAGCGCGGATGAAGGTCTACCACCGGATCGACGGTGAGTGGGTCAGGTCGGAGAACCGAGTGACCATCCCCGAAGGGTGGTATCTGGTACCTCCGTCATACATCAATGAGTAACTACGAACGGACGGCGGAAACGCCGTCCTTTCGCTTTCGGTAGGCAAGAGCATGGGCCCGCTGCGGCGGACAACCTGTAGACCAACGCCACCGCATCGTTTCAACCAACAAGCAAATCAGAACAAGGAGCCACACAGATGGCATTCAAGCTTTCCGCGCTCGGCGCATCCAACGGTTCGTCCGGATGGACCGGAACCTACGCGACCGACACCGCACTCTTCCTCAAGGTCTTCGCTGGCGAGGTCCTCACGACCTTCGAAACCAGCACCGTCATGCTTCCGCTTCACACCGTCCGCACCATCAGCGAGGGCAAGTCGGCACAGTTCCCGGTGACGGGCACGGCGGCCGCTGGGTACCACACCCCGGGTCAGTCGATCTACCTCGGCAATCAGGTCAATGGCTTTGTCTCTGACAACGCCTCAACCTACGCGAACGGGGCTGAGATCACGGGCTTCAACACCACCTACCTCAACCAGATCAAGCACGCTGAGAAGGTCATCAACATTGATGACGAACTCATCGCAGCGACCTTCATCTCCAAGCTTGATGAAGCCCGCAACCACTACGATGTCCGCTCGATCTACTCGACGGAACTCGGTCGTGCGCTGGCCAAGCAGATGGACAAGAACCTGATCGGTCTTGGCGTTCTTGCTGCCCGTGCATCCACCACGATCACGGGTGGAAACGGCGGCAGCAGCCTCGACATCTCGACCGCAGCCTCCCGCACCGCCGTCACCGCTGCTGATCTCATCGCGGGCATCCACGATGCTGCTCAGAAGCTCGATGAAAAGGATGTCCCGTCGGAAGACCGCTACTGCATCGTTGAGCCGTGGGCTTACTACAAGCTCGTTCAGGACAAGTCGCTCGTCAACAAGGACTTCTCCGCGGCCAACGGCGACTTCGCTGGCGGCATCATCCTTGAGGCGGCTGGTGTCAAGATCATCAAGTCGAACAACGCTGCTTCGGTGTTCGGCGTGAATGTCTCGTCCGTCACGGGCCAGCAGAACACCTACTCGGGTAACTTCTCTAGCACCGTTGCTCTCGTCTTCCACAAGTCGGCCATCGGCACCGTCAAGCTGATGGACCTCAAGATGGAGACTGAGTACTCGGTCGAGCGTCGCGGCAACCTGATGGTCGCTGGCTACGCCATCGGCCACGGCATCCTCCGTCCGGAGGCGGCCGTCGAGCTCAAGCAGTCCTGATCCTGCTGAGTGACAGAGAACCCAAGGGGGACTAGGGGAAACCCTAGTCCCTCTCTTTCAAGGAGATCCCATGCCAGCATCAACCACCAAGATCGAGGCCGTCAACACGATCCTGTCGGCAGTCGGAAGTTCTCCGATCAACAGCCTCACAGGAGCGCAGTCGGGCGATGTACGCATCGCCATCTCGACTCTCGATGAGATCAGCCGAGAAGTTCAGGCCGTGGGCTGGCATTTCAACACCGACGAGAAAGTGCCGTTGACTCCGGATCCGACCACCCTTGAGATCACGCTGGCCGAGAGCATCGTCCGGTGCGACCTTGAGGAGGAGTTTGCGACCAACCTCGACATCGTGCAGCGGGGCCGCAGGCTGTACGACAAGACCAACCGCACCTACCAGTTCACCAACCCTCTGCAAGCGACCACCGTGACGCTGCTTGAGTGGGACGATCTTCCCGAGCAGGCGCGGCGGTACATCCTGATCCGTGCTGCCCGCATCTTCAACGATCGGATGGTCGGCAGCGTCGAGCACCACCAGTTCACAGCTCTGGACGAGATGCAGGCCCGTGCGGCCCTTGTCGAGTTTGAGGGCGACACGGCGGACTACAGCATCTTCGACAACTGGGCCGTCGGCCGAATCGTCTACCGAGGTATCTGATGCTCATTGCGACGAACATCCCAAGCCTGCTGAACGGGGTAAGCCAGCAGCCCGCCACGCAACGGTTCTCGTCGCAGGCCGAGGATCAGGTCAACGCATACTCGTCCGTTGTCGAGGGTCTGGGCAAGCGTCCGTGCACCGAGTTCATCGGGAAGCTGCTCAACTCCAACATCACCGCTTCCAGCAACTTCGTGCATGGAATCAACCGCGATGCGACCGAGCGTTACATCGTGGTCATCGGCGGTACGAGCACATCGAACATCCGTGTGTACGACCTCAACGGTACGCAGAAGACCGTCAACACTCCGGACGGGACCACCTATCTGAACACTAGCGAGAAGGCACGGGATATCCGCTGCGTCACGATTGGTGATTACACCTTTGTTCTGAACAAGTCGATCACTACAGCCATCGACAACACGACGACGGCAGCACGGAATCCTGAAGCTTTGTTTGTCGTGCAGAACGGTGCATACCACAGCGAGTACATAATCAAGATTGGGACATCCACTTATACACACCTCACAGGTGGAAACACCAAAGATGCTGACTGTGTGGATATTGCGAAGGAATTGCTGACATTGATTACGGCATCTCCTCCGACCGGAGTGACCGTCACACGCGAAGGCTATGTGCTTCACGCACAGAGCACCAGCAGCGCGGACTTCAATGCGTCCGTGTCCGATGGTCTTGGAGGAATCGGTCTTCGTCTTATCAAGGGAAGCGTCCAGTCGTTCACCGATCTTCCCACTCTGGCAAAGCACAATATGTATGTGAAGGTGGAGGGTGTTCCGGGTGCCGTCGAGGACGACTACTATGTGAAGTTCACCGCCAAGAACGGTGGCTTTGGCGAAGGCACTTGGAGTGAAACCATCGCTCCATCCGTCAAGTACAAG